GACTGTAACTTTATCCAGTACTGCTGGTTTGCCCACAACAGGTTATCTGAACATTGGGTCGGAGACCATTTACTACGGCTGGATTGCCAGCGCCACCACGCTTGGTGGGGTGTTCCGTGCTCAGAATGGCACAAGCCAAACCAGCCCAGCCGTGGGCACAGCCGTATATGTCAACAACATTCCCCGTGTGACGGTCTGGCCGACACCCGATCAGGGCACTGTGGCTACCCCGTACTACCAGTTTGTCTACTGGCGCATGCGCCGAGTTGAGGATGCCGGTGGTGGTGTGAACGTCATGGACGTGCCCTTCCGCTTTATCCCCTGTATGGTTGCTGGGCTGGCCTACTACATGGCACTCAAAGTCCCCGGGGCGATGGAGCGTTTGCCGGTGCTCAAACAGCAGTACGATGAGGCTTGGGACTTGGCGTCTCAGGAAGACCACGAGAAGGCGGCTGTGCGGTTTGTGCCGCGTCGCCAGTACATCTCTGGAGCCTTCTGATGCCTAATCGGTTTTCGTCTGGCAAATACGCGATTGCCCAGTGCGATCGTTGTAATTTTCGGTTCAAGTTGAAGGAACTGAAGACGGAGATCATCAAGACCAAAAACTACCAGATTCTGGTCTGCCCTCAGTGCTGGGACCCCGACCACCCGCAATTGCAACTGGGTATGTACCCGGTGGAAGACCCGCAGGCAGTCAGAAACCCTCGTCCCGATGTCACATATCGGCTGGGCGGCAACAGTGGCTTACAGATCACAAACACCTCTGGCACCGCCCCAAGCGAAGACGGGACGGCCACGGGGGGCAGTCGAATCTTCCAGTGGGGGTGGAACCCTGTTGGCGGTTCTTCGTTTTTTACCGCAAATGAGACGCCAAACAACTTGGTGATTACGGTAAATTTGGGTACAGTAACGGTAGCAACGACATAAGGAGTCGGACATGGACAAGAAAGACTTGGCACAGGACAAAAAGATGATCGCATCTGCTGTGCATAAACACGAAAAGCGCATGCACCCGGGCAAGCCCGTAACCAAATTGCGTGCTGGCGGCAAGACCAACGCGGACATGCTCAAGATGGGCCGCAATCTGGCCAAGATTGCCAACCAAAAATCGCCCGGTCGTAAAGGAGCCTGATCATGGCAACTACGCAATACAAAAACCCCAAGTATCAGCCGATGGAAGAGGCGGGTAAATCGAACCAGAAGAAATTTCTGAAAGACACCCCTTTGTCCGTGGCCAATGCCCGTAGCGATGACTACGCCGGGGTCAAGACCAGCGGCATCAAGATTCGCGGCACTGGTGCCGCCACCAAGGGCGTGATGGCCCGAGGCCCGATGGGTTGAGGTGATAGATGAATTACACCCAGTTAAGTGATGCGATTCAGGCGTACACGGAAAACACCGAAGCGAACTTTATCGCTGAGATTCCTGTTTTCGTTACGCAGGCAGAACAGCGCATCTACAACTCGGTGCAGTTTCCTTCTTTGCGTAAAAACATGACGGGTGTCACGCAGTCTGGTAATAAGTACCTGTCTGCGCCTGATGATTTTCTGTCGGTGTTCTCTTTGGCCGTGATTGACGCCTCGGGTAACTACGAGTACCTGCTCAACAAAGACGTTAACTTCATCCGCCAAGCGTATCCCAACCCAACAACAGACACAGGCATTCCCAAGTACTACGCGCTTTTTGGCCCCAAAGTTGTGAGTGGAGTGATCAGCGACGAGTTGTCATTCATCCTTGGGCCAACCCCTGACGCAATCTACAGCGTCGAATTGCACTTCTATTACTACCCTGAGTCAATAACAACTGCGGCTGATGGACGCACATGGCTTGGCGATAATTTTGACTCTGTACTTTTGTACGGCTCGTTGGTTGAGGCTTACACCTACATGAAGGGTGAGCAAGACATGATGGCCATGTACAACCAGAAATACATGGAAGCCCTTGCGCTTGCCAAACGTCTGGGCGATGGCCTTGAGCGTAGCGATGCATACCGCAGTGGCCAGTTCCGTGCACCGCCGTTGCCTCAGAATAGTGGGGTTGCTTGATGGCGCTCACAGGCAATTACTCTTGCAACACCCTGCGCTCTGGTCTGGCCAACGGCACGATCAACTTTGCCACGGACACTTTCTATTTGGCACTGTACACAAACACGGCCACTTTGGACTCGACCACCACGGCGTACACGACCACGGGTGAAGCGTCTGGCGGCAACTACGTTGCCGGGGGGCAGGTCGTTACTGCCACGGTTTCATCTGAGAACACATCCACGGGTAGCACGGTCTACGTCAACTTCTCGTCCCCCGCGTGGACGGGCGCGATTACTGCTCGAGGCGCGTTGATTTACACGCCGGGCGACAATGGCGCTGTGTGCGTCTTGGACTTTGGTTCGGACAAAAATTCCGTCAACACGTTCACTGTGCAGATGCCAGAGAACACTTCAACCTCAGCACTAATAAGGCTTGTCTAACATGGCACTTGTCAACACCACCAAAGGCGAAATGGACGAATCCTTGCTTGAGAAAAAAGAGGGTTCCGTGGACAATGAAAACGAGTACACGACTTGGGTCGAGTATTGGTTGGAAGGCGAACTTGTTCACCGTTCGGTGCATGTTCAATTGAAACAAAACGTTTTGGCGGATGGGATTGCCGCCATGCTCGGTTAACAAGGAGTTAAAAATGGCCAACACACAAGCAATGTGTACTTCGTTCAAGAACGAAATTCTTCAGGCGTACCACAACTTTGGCACGACCGTCACCCGCGCTGGCACAGGCGCGGACACCTTCAAAGCAGCGTTGTATTTGACAACTGCCACAATTAACGCCAGTACCACAGCCTATACGGCTACTGGTGAAGTGACGGGTACAAACTACAGCGCAGGCGGTGTTACTGTGACCAACGCAACGGCTCCAACGACCAGTGGTACAACCGCTTATTGGACTCCCTCCGCAAGTTTGGTGTACACCAACGTGACGCTATCTACTGCGTTTGACACCGTGTTGATCTACAACAGCACCCAGTCAAACCGTGCGGTAAGTGTCCACACATTTGGTTCTCAGACAGTGACTGCTGGTACTTTCACGCTGACCATGCCGACTAACGCCGCTGGCACTGCTCTGTTGAACATCGCCTAAGGTAGCGTATGCCTCTTGTATTTGCTGATCGCGTCCAAGAGACGACAACAACCGCAGGAACCGGCACGGTAACACTTGCCGGTGCGGTTGCTGGCTTCCAGTCTTTCTCTGCAATTGGTAACGGGAACACCACCTATTACACAATTGTTAACGGAAACAACTGGGAAACTGGGGTTGGCACATACACATCCGCTGGTACGACGCTGAGTCGGGATACGGTTTTTGCTTCTTCTAATTCGGGCAACAAGATCACGCTTGCCAACACATCGAATGTGTTTGTATCGCCGCCTTCTGCTCGGACTGTTTTGAGGGATGCCTCAAATATTTTGACGCTTCCCGCTGGCACGGCAACTGTTCCTCCTTTGGATTTCACAGCGGGAACAAACCTGACCACTCCGATTGCAGGGGCAATGGAGTATGACGGCAGGGTTGCATACTTCACTCCGCAAGGAACACAGCGTGGCGTGATTCCCGGAATGCAACTGTATCAGTTCAATACCACGTATGCGCTGTCGTCCACAACTACATCCCCGCAGGCATGGGTTAACGGATTAAGTTGTACTTTGTCTTCAAATACGACCTATGCGTTTCAAGCGTTTATCCCGTTCATCAGGACTGGAGTTGGCACTGTTACTGTTTCGCACGGGTTTGGCGGAACAGCCACTTTAACCAATATTGGATACGTTCTTTATCGTTACTACGATACCGGGGGATTTACTGGCGTAAACAACAACGCATCACTTGCAGGTATAGGTTTTTTTACCTCAGCCGCAAACGGTACAACAATGACCGGTTCAACTGCGGGAACCACGTATCAATGGTTGAAAATGGACGGTCAAGTCACGGTTAACGCTGGTGGCACGTTTACCCCTACACTGACAACCTCAGCGACTGGTACAACAAACACCATTCAGGCTGGTGCTTATTTTAGGATTTACCCTGTTGGTTCTGGCGGTGCTACTAACGTCAGCGTTGGAACATGGGCGTAAATCATGTTCGGATTTTCAGCGTTCTCTGAAACTGCATTCGGGGCGCTTCCAGCCGCATCTGGCACAAATGTAACTGTAGCAATCAGC